GTAACTCTGGCTGAAGTGCTGGAATATTAGTAATATCTTCACTTAACTCAAATCCAAAAAATCTTTCTAAAGCAAAATTCATTTTTCGTACGATAGGAAGAATAGTTTCCAAATAGTACATACGCATATTTGGACGAATATTTGCATTGTTTCCTGAATCCAACATAATTGGTGGAATGCCCAATGCTTTCAAAATAATCTTTTCATTTTCTGCAATTGCCGCTTGAAAATCTAATTCTTTAAAGTTTACGTTGGAAATAGAGTCTACTTCAATTCCTCCGTCAAGAATTAAAGGGCGGCGGCCTCCTGCATCTGGCTTATATCGAGCAGACCAAGATTGAATCATACGCTCTTTAATCTTCTCTGACAAAGTATTTGGGGATTTAAGTACTAGTCCTGGAACTGCACCATTTTTAAAGAAGTTATCTTGAAAATCTCTCATACTACGAGTAAGAATCATAGTACGTAGAGCAGGCTTTAGTCTAGAAACGCCCCTATAAATAGAGTAAAAAGAATTGTCTTTAATGTGAATAATTTCACTAGACTTATAAGTAATTTGCTCATTAAATGTAAATTTCTCTATATAAGTACTATCACTGGCATGAATTGTCATTTTATTCGCAGGCAAGTGGTACAGGTGAACGCCATCAAAATAAATAAAGATATTTCCGTCAAGAAGAAAGTCAGTAATTAGGTTACGACGAAAAGTGCTAATATCTTGAAAAGGATTAGGCTCTTTATTTAATAAAAGTTCTACACGAGAACGCTTAATTCCTTTTACAACACTTTGAAGGCCCTGAATTTGAGGGCCAACTGCAATTGGAATCTCAGATGTATCATCGACAATTAAATTTACGCCACGATTTACAACTTCAAGATCTTCGTAAGCTCTCTCATAGTTTACTACTTTTTCTCGAGACGGCTCTGTTTTATGGTCGTAGTAAGGCTGCGCTGGATTAAGTTTCTCCTCAACCTCTGGAGCGCGACCAATTATTCTATCATACCATGCCATGTTTTTCTCTTTGTATCTCTACCCACCTTTTTTGCTTTTTTGCAGTTCCAAGGCTGGGGTTTCTTCCGTAAATGGAATGAAGTTGTAAATGATGTTGGTGACAGATTGTTACCGCTTCATCATAAAGCTCTGTGTTACACTCTTCTATGAACTCGTCTCTCCATATTACAATATATTCGTCAGTGTAATGTAAGGGACGTTCTTTTTGTTTCTTAACCAGCCACTGTTTTAAAAGTGGGCTGAGAGAGTAAAAATGGTGAAAATCGAGTTCAGTATCTTTACCACAAATATAACATTCAGAACCTTTTTGATACTTTGATTTAGCACGGTCTCGAATATATTTTATTGGGTCTCTCTTGAGCTTTTTCATACTTATTACCAGAATTATATCTTGGGGAAGGTGATTTGTCAATAACTATTTTTCTTAGGTATCACTAGAAGCCGGTGGAGCTTGTTTCAAACGAATAGAGTGCATATCGAAGTGCATCTGCCATATGTGATGCTCGATTATGTTTCGGCTTTTCTTTTGCAAGATTTGGATTTGGATCCCATTGATATTGGTCTAAGCAGCTCAAAACTTCAGCGCATCGCTGATCGACCATTAGCTTATCGTTGTCAACAATACCTGCAACGTGTGCAATTCCATCTAATACTGACTTCTTTGCATTTATAGTAGAAATATCGTAATTCTGTGCGAAGTCATATCGAGTCTGCTGGGCGGCTGAATCTATATAGACATAATCAATATCGTACTTTTCAATCATATTCCTGATAACCATCGCGTGCTGCTCCGTTGTTTTTTCGGCATCCAGATACACATCAATTATATAGTACACCTTGTCATCCCAATCATAAGCGACTACGCAAAAAGCAGTTGGGTCTCGATAACCAACGTCAAGCCCTGCAAAGACATCCATTCTACGAGTCTCTAATACCTCATTATTTACAATACATTTTTCATGGTCGAAGTTCCATATTTGCCCTTCGTAAGTATTAAAGTCTGCTTCGTATTCTTGCCGAAATTCCGCGTCGGAAATACTTTTCTTAGCTTCCGCAATATCGCTCTCAGACATCCTCGGATTATCACGATAAGTAGCCCGAATAGAGCACCACTCTGGAAATTCATTGTTAAATCCTCTATCAAAGAACTCAGCAAACCAGTTATTCCTGCCGCGGGGCGTAGAGATAAAGATAGCTTTAGAGTTTTCTTTATCTAGAGTAGGTCGAAGTGCGACATTAAAGGCATCCTTGCCGTCTGCTAACGCTGCCTCATCAAATATGATTAAGTCGTAGCTTCTGCCTACGCAGGAATCGACTTGGTTTACTGATCCCATACGGATTGTAGATCCGTTGGTTAATTCAATTACTTTGTCTTTTGCATTATCTTTTGCAACTTCTAAATCAAAATGCTTAATAAGATTCCTTTGCAAATCAAAAGAAATCTGAGACAGTTGGTAATTAGGGGACATTATAAGAATGTTTGAATTGGGAACTAGTGATACTAATTGCCCAATAATGTTTGCGATATAAGTCTTGCCTTGACGACGAGAGACTGCTGCACAAACAAAGCGATATTTAGAATTATTAATCGCGTTAATTATTGCTTTTTGTGAAGGTAATGGAGTGACTGCCAATAGCTCTAAGTACGGCTCAATTGGCAACTTTAAGAAACGTGTCTCAGATTGTAACTCTAAAATTTCTTCTGAAATAATATCAGCCCTGCTAATTTCTATAGCCATGTTAATTGCTCTGATTTTCTATAGTTGTATTATTTCTCTCTAGCCAGTCTTCCGAGTCGGTATTTTCATCTCCTTGGGTTGCTCGCCTATAATAAATAATTATTTCTTTCTGTTGCCGAATATATCGGCGAAGCTCTTGCAAATTATACGCCATATTTTCATAGTCTTGAGGTGTCATCCCAAATAGTACATAAGTACCATCTTGGAGTTTTTGTAAGCGACTAACTTGCTCTTCAAAGTTCTTTTCAGTTACCACAAAAAACTCTACATCTTGTAAATCTATCTGCTTTGGAAGAGGAGGCTGATAAATTTCTAAAGCCTTAAACTCTGTTACTGTTTTAATTAAAGGCTCTGGCTCTGGAAGAGGCTTTTGAAACGTAGAGCACCCGCTGAGAAGTGCTATACCCAATAAACTACAAAGAATCCGCATTTTCCACCTCTTTACTGTCTTCTTCTATTGCTCTAAATACTTCTGCTGTGCCTTTGTTAATTCGTGGTTCAATAAGTCCAGGTTTTGCTCTCGCTAACTGAGTAAGATTATGCCTTTTAAAAATAGATAAGTAATCATCCATTTCTCTTTGCATTTCAGTATTCTTTTCAGTAAGCTCTCCTACGGCTTTTAGCTGTATCTGTAAATTTTCTTCTGAGCGCTGTCTTGCAAGTTGCTCTCTTTCAAAGGCTTCCTCCATACGAATATAATTGGCTTTTAAAGTAGCTATATTTGCTTCTAGTCTTGCAATCGTTGCTTCGTACTCATTCACTTTTACTGTATGGTAGCCATATGCTGACCCCACTACAGCTAACAGCAAGGGCAGCATTTTTATCATTCCAAACATTACTTCACCTTTCTAATTTGATAATTAAAAGCATCTTGAGTTCTTAACTCAAAAGGCTCCCCAGTAACTAATCTTCCTTTAATATGTGTAGGAGTACATTTCTCTACCCACTTAAAATTATACACTGTCTTTCTAAGAGGGTCATACCATATGCTAATTTCCCACTCATTTAAAAAGAGCTTAACAATCCAAGAAAACGGTGATAACACAATTTTCGATAAAATTGTCCCAATCCTTTTCAATTTGCTCTCTTTTTTTATAATCTCCATATAAAGCATCCTTTTGACTATCGGGTACAGCGTGGTATTCTACCCACTCTTCTTGTGTCATAAATTTTTTTCTAGGATACGATATTCCTAATTCAACCGTATAATAAACTTGGTCAGACGCAGGGTGTTCATGCTTTTCTATATTTGTAGAAGCTGCCACACATCCTGATAGTAGCAGTACCCATAAATATTTCACTTTTTACCAAATGCTTGTGCCCCAAAGAAGGCGGCTACAATACCCGCTACTGCTACAAAATAAGTTGGAGCCATATCGCCCAGAGTTTTCTGAGCTTCTGACAGTCCTGCAAAACTTGCAACGACTACAGAGAAGGGATAAAGCAGCATACCCAAAAGAGAGAACCACGCCATGCGTCTTTGAGCATCTCTCATTGCATCTTGGTCTTCAAGCTCTTTTCGCTTAAACTCCAAGTGCATATCCAATTCTTGATTATTTATATGACCATCACCATTTAAATCAGCGTCTTCCATGCCTTCAATAGTGCGATAACCTCTACTGTCTACTGCAAGTCCTGTTTTAGGAGTAGGCTCTTCTCGTGCTGCCTTTGCTTTTAATTCATCATACTCTGCGCGACTTAGACTAACTTCACTTCTTCCATCTATCATACTGCTGCTCTAGTAAAAGTTAGATCAAATATGATTCCAACTTCTTGAGTTCCCCCTGATTTGGCACGAAACTCTATATCTGTTTTTGGGGGTATTACTAAAGGTATTGAATACTCCTGTTTAATATTATTTGCATAAGAGCCTAGCTGACATTTAACTTGCCAAGCACCTCCAATTTCTTTTGTACGTAGTTGTACAATTACGTCTGAATTTTTGGAAACTGAAGCTTGCCATCCTAATAAGTAACCTACTTTGGCTGCAGGAATAGTATAAACTCCCATTAAAGTTTGACCATTTTCTGCTACAATTCTTGCAACATTCGTTCCCCCTATAGAGAAAGTAATGTCTCCTACATTTGTCTCTGAGCTTCCTGCCGTCAGTACTTTTGCTCTAAAAATTCGTAAGAAAGAACTAGTAGTAGTAACTGCGGTAGTTCCATTTAAAGTTACAGTTTCTTTTAAAGGAAGGTAGTTACTGTCTAAGCCATTAATTTCTACAGTTCTCGCACCCGATCCTGCAGAGGTGTCATTTGTACTAGCAGAAACAATTGAGGCAACTCCAGCTACAGATACAAGATTATCTGTACCTAAATCTGTAATAGGCTCATATGTAGAGCCTACAGAAGCATTATACCCAAACTTATTTACATGGTCAAACAC